AGTCCGGAGGGAGACGGGAAGAACCCGCATTTCTCAATTATTGAATATGTTTCAATTTCGTAAGCATCAGCAGCGTCCTGTTCTTTGTCAACTCCTCTCTGCATTTCCGGACTGACATAATGCTCTGCCATTTCTCCCGTGAGCCGTTCAAGTAATAATTGGTACATATAGTTTTTACGGCTTGCCGACGGATTTCCGTTCTTGCCCTTGCTCATTATGTCTCCGATTCGTGAGCTAGTAGCTTTACCGATACGGCATTGAATCCACTCGGGGCTTCCCTGAACGACATCAATCATCATTTGAAGTCTCCTTTTTTCGCAGATATGGCAAGATCAAGCTCTTTCAGTTCATCTTCAGTCCATGAGTTTTTATTAATGAAACTTTCAAGCGTTGCAAGTGTTTTCAGGTCGGTAGCTCCTTTGATTGCCGGAAGAGCTTTGCTTATTACTCCCTTTGGTTTTTCTTTGGGCTTATCGTCTTCTTTATCTTTCGGAGGTCTTGTATCATCGTCTTTTGTATCGTCTATACAGAACAGACCATTTAAAGCATATTTACGGGCATAAGATGAAGCTGAACCGGTTATTTGTGGCTCACTCATTCCCTTTTGTATTTCCGCTTCTCTGGCGAACGCTGAAGACTGAACCATGTAATCAGATCCTTTTTCATTGTCCTCTATCTTTGCCGTTGACTTGACATAAATACGACCTCCGACCTCAATAATTTCATCTGACAAAGTAAGGCAACAATTATGTTTAACGCATAAAGGCTTTACCGCTTCCAGAATGTCCTCACATGAACGATAATTATAGTTCCCGAAAGTATTCTTTTGTAATTTAGGACTTCTTAATTCTGATTGAATTTTTAACAGCTTAATTCTCATAATTCCCCCTTCTTCTTAACTTTCTTTTTAATTTTATCCAGGAATAAATCTACTCCCTGCCTGACACTTTCATTCATCGGTTGACCTGTATCAACATCATACTGCTTTAAAGCTTTATGTTGGTCATCCCGTAAATGTACTGGTAATATTTTAGTCATTTAAGCCTCCTCTGATTTTCGTAAATTATTCATATCATCTAATTCTGATGCTGTTGTATAATTATCAATTAATGATTTTCCGATTTTATCCCACGATACCCACATCGTTTTTCCAAAAACATTGCCAGTTTTTAATTTTGCTGGGATATTGGTGTGCAGAGTTACGCCTCGCTCAGAAATATTACTATATCCTGTAATTATTACTTCTTTGTTATCTTGTTTCATTATTTACTCTCCTTTATTTTTTAAACTTTTTACCGCAAGGGCAAGACCATGATAAAATGTTTATGCTCATCGTTGTTCACACTTTACAATTTTATTTTTATGGTCGTACCCTTTGAATTGTGAACACCCGTCAAGACAATTTATAATCAAAGTCAATTCACCAGTTTTTTGACATTTGACCTTGTGGACTTCACCCTTTTTAAAAACAGGTCTATCAATTGCCATTGCTTAAATCCTCCTCTATTTGTTCGATAATACGGTCATAATACATATAGAAAAAAGAATCATCAACACTGAATTCATGTTCAATAGTTTTATACTTAAAAGGTCTTCCCTCTTTTCTATAATTCATCATTTCGGTGTAAGTCATATCAATTTTCTTTTCTTTTACAATAAGTTTAGCGTTCTCTTTAACCCAGTCGCATTCTGCCGGCTCATCCTCATAGCAATCCCACGGCAATCTATCAGTAACACCTTTTTTAAACGGGATAAAAGAAACATCTTTAATCTGTAAATAAAGATTGTCTCCGAGTTCTATTTCGACTTCCGGTATAATCATTTTGCTCATTTGTTAACCTCCTTTAATATTGAATCACAAATTTTACAGTTTTGTGGCTTTATGCTATTAGACCATTTATCAGACATTTTTTTAGCTTCGATAATCGCCTCATCGCTTGTTGTTGATTTTACTTTTATCGTTTTAGTTTTAATTATTTTGCATCCGCATGTTTCACAAAATATTGTCTTTTTAATTTTTAAACTGTTCATATAATCACCTCATTTTGTAATAATATATAGCCAGTATATTTCAACTGGCTTAGATTTTTATTCTGTGTACTCTCCGCAGATTCTATTTTGAGAATCAAGTATTTGTATTTTTTTTAGTCCGTTTTTATAAGTCATAGCAACTTCTTTTTTTGCACCATATTTATTCATAATTCTGTTTATTGCACTTTCAAAAACAGCCTCTTCGCCTTTTCCGGTTGTTCTGCAAAGTGTTCTTGATGCGTTCTCAATCTCTCTCATTGCCTGCATATTATACTGTTGTGTTCTCATATTGCCGCTCCTTTGTTTTCTTTATGTGATCAATATATAACTATATAATTATATAGTCAAGCTTTTTCTGTTTTATTTAAAAAAAGTGAAAATATTAAAAAAAATTAAAAATTGTTGACATTTGATATATTGTTCTATAAAAGTTAATTATGTATTTTTAAATGTATCAAGATGAACCGAGCTTTAACCGGATGTAGGGGAATAGGGCTGAAACTGGTACTTAACCAAAAGGTGTGTGAGCCTTGCCTGTTAAAATCACAAGGAATGCCATAATCCTATATGAGGCTGAGAGATGTACTCGGCATAAAATGGCTTTAAAAACATTATCGGAGAGAGTGGCGGAAGCGGCGGCTTGATACGGCAAATATCAAGGAATAGATTGGAATTCTATCTCTCTCCGATAACAAAAAGGTGAATAAATGAAAGACAGATTTATTTTAATAGGTTTGGCAATTGTAACCTTGATTACGGAGATAGTGTTTAATTCCATGTTTCTGTTATTCTTTATTGCCGAAATTCCTTTATTTTTATTTAGCAATAAATTATTAAAAGGTGCTTTAGATTTATTAAAAATCCCTGGGTTACGGGTAAGGCTTGATAAATAATGTCTGATAAAGAACAATCTAACCTTTACCGATGCCCTTGTTGTAAAGCTGAATTTAAACGAGTAAGCGAACTTAAACAGATAAAGTCTTTTTGTTCTAAAGCTGATAAATATGTATTTATGAAGAGGGTTAAAAGTGAAAATTAAAATAGAAAAGATGACAAAAGATCAATTAGTAGAGTTATTGAAAGATTTAATTGAAAAACTTGACGATCTTGATACAGAGGATTATTTCGGTACTGAGGGGTGGCGCCATCTTTTAGGATATGACGATTGATTATGAATAACGAAACAGATTTAATCCTCCCAGACATTAACCCTATAATTAAAAACCTGTTAAAAAAGCAGCGGAAAGAGCCTGTAGAGAAAGAAAAGGAATATCGCTGTAATGCGTGCAAGAAACTAACTCCGGCATCACAAACAGACCTTTATAAATATAACCCAGACAGCACCCGCAGACATAGATGTTGTTTAAAGTGCATAAGATTATTATCAATGAAGGTGAGATAAATGCATATAGATAATGGCGAAAACTGGGACCCTAAAAAAGCAGAAGAAGAATTTAAAAAGAGGATTATAGAAACGATATCGGAATTAAAACACTGCCCTTTTTGCGGATTACAGCCGGAGTTTAAAAAGATAAATGTTAACATGGGACATGAGAATTATGATGGATTTGAAATATCCTGTAAATGTGGAATAAAAACAGGTAATAAGATTTACGGGTACGACGGCAAAACAGAGGAAGAATTGAAGCAGAAACTTTTAGACATATGGAATAAAAGATTATGAACGATTACCAAAAACAAAGGTTAAAAGAATTAAAATCTAAGTATCTATGGAAATATGTTATATGGCCGGGAATACAAAGAATGTCTGTTTCTAAGCCGTTTGATTTATCCGGTTTAAAATCAGCTTCTAAAACATTAATGAGTATGTAAATTATACTTGACTTTTTTAAGTATTACAGAGTTTAATAAAATCATGGAAAACAAAGAAGAAAAACAATCCGCTTTTGATAGCCTTAATGACAGGCAGAAAGACTTTGTATTAAATTACATTAAATGCAGGGTAGCCACAAGGGCATATTTAGACGCATATTCTACAGAAGAAAATCCCTTAAATTATGACAATGCCTCTATAATGGCTTCTAATCTCTTAAGAAATATTAAGGTTTCAGATGCGATTGACGAAAAAATAAACGATATATGGAATAATAAAGAAAAAGAGATCGGAAAGATATTTGATGAATTTATCTCCCTTGGCTTTTCAGATATTAAGAATCTCGTAAATGATGACTTAACTATTAAGGATTTACAGAACATAGACACCAGAGCAATAAAGAAAATCAAGATACGCAATGAAAAGACAACAAAATCCGATAGTGAAGATTCAACCACTACATCAGATATAATTGAAATTGAACTGCATGATAAAAAGGGTTCTCTTGCTGAACTTGCTGATATTTTAGGACTTAAAAAACAGCAGATAGAACTGTCCAGTTCCGGGAATATAACGTTTAATCACAAACCTGTAGCAAATATAGAACCCGCTGAAGATGAATAATATAAATCTTGATTATGAATATATTCCCGCTTTCTCTCCTATTTATGATGATGATAAAAATTATTATTTCTTATGGGGCGGCCGCGGTGGCGGTAAATCATATTTTATAGGTGATTATCTTATTGATAAATCATATACAGAAAAAGGTGTCTATCTTAATACGAGAGAAAAACAAAATTCAATAGCTGATTCAACTTATGCGCTTTTGAAAGGGCGGATAGAAGAAAGGGAAAGACCGGGATTTTATATTACCAATAATAACATAGTTAATAGATTTTCCGGTACTAATTTTGTGTTCCATGGACTTTCCAACATGACAAAAGGTAACATAAAATCGATGTTCAATGTCAAACGGGCATGGTGTGAAGAATCTCAATATTTATCTAAAGAATCAATAGAAAATCTTTATCCTACAATCAGAAAAAATAATTCACAGGCATATTTTACTTTTAATCGAGAAACTGAATCAGATCCTGTATATAACTTTTATAAAATGTTCAACTGTAAAGGTGAAAAACTAAAGACAAAAATAGACGATAAATATTATTATTGGTGGTTATATCGCTCATCCGAAGCAATCGGAATAAATATAAACTTTGATGGCAACCCATATTTTACAGAAAAAATGGAACGGGATAGAGTCAGAGATTTAAATTCATTGCCAGACTTTGAATATAACCATATTTGGCTCGGATACCCGAGGAACATAACAGAGTCAACTATATTAAGAAATATAGTAATTGAGGACTTTGAAATCGATATATCAAGACAGCCCTTTTTCGGGGGTGACTGGGGTTATTCTGATCCGTGTACTTTATCACAATGCTATATAATTGAGAATGAACTTTATATTTGCAGAGAATTTTCCGAATCAAATCTTGATCCGCTACAAGTAAAAAATAAATACATAAATATAGACTGGATATTAAATCAACATATAACGGCTGATAATTCAAGACCTGAGTTTATAAAAATGCTAAATTCTACCGGAAGATTTAGCTTTGCTGGATCACGTAAAAACATCGGGCAAAGGCAGCAGGAAGGAAAATATAAGTTTACAATGAGCATGTATCTTATGCAATTTAAGGCTATACATATTCATAAAACAAATTGCCCAGTAGCGTCAAAAGAATTTGTAGAATGGAGCTTTGAAGTTGACAAAACTGGAAAAGTGCTGGATATAGTTAGAGATAAAAACGACCATGTTATAGACGCGGTTATATATTCTTTAGAGCGTCCGGCATCTGCATGGTTCAGGGCAAATTATTCAGGAGAACAAAAATCTACTTGACAAAATTAGTATTTAATATAAAGCTTAATTTTAATACTGGACTACCAGTTGCGGCATACATGCCATTATCAACCTTGGGCGTGATTAGGCAAACGCCCGAAGGAGACTTAACTAATGCAAGCATCCGAACTTAAACGATATAAAGACTCCCTTGACAAAAGAAATATAAATTACGAAAAGAGCGAAAAATATTATCGAGGTGAAAACCCTACGATAATGAAAGATAAGAAACTCGATAAACATGGGATATTATCTGATCAGGACAAAAGAATACCTCTTCCCCTTGCCCGTAAATTAGTCAACACTTGGGCGGGATTCCAGTTTAGCGATATACAATATAAAGAAACAGGGAACTCACTTAATAATTTAATAGACTTTACTAATCTTATGACAGAAGCTAATCGCTCAATTGATGTAACAAAGGAAACAGAATACTTTAAATACTTTAAAGCGATTAACCAATTTAACGACAACGATGTTCTTGACCTTGTAACAGCGATAGAGTGCGCTAATCATGGAAGAGCTTACAAGATATATTACTTTGATAAGAATATGCTTAAATGTGATACAGTGCCATCCTGCCAGATAGAACCGGTTTATCAAGACACTCTTAATCCTATGATGGAAAAGGCTATCAGATATTACCATGAGTGTAAAAGCGACGATAAAGGACAGGAAATAAAGATTTACTTTGCAGATGTTTATACCGCTGCAGGGATTGAATACTACAAGGCGGATAAAGACGATTATTCCGATGCTATACTTAACCCGGATAAAACCTCTATTATTTACGGTACCGGCAACACAATCCCGGAGAAAATGCACGTTGTAGAATATAACATCTTTAGGGATAAAGCTCCCTTAATCGCTCATGCTTATGGGATGATAGACGAAATAGACAGAGTATTGTCAAAAAATATTGCTGAAGAGTTGGCGGGCTTTAAAGCCGCAATTTTAAGGATGTCCGCAAGCGTTGACGATATTCACAGAGATTCACAAGGATTAACTGCATATGATAGACTTCTAAAAACAAATATAATCGATAATCAATTCAAAGAAGATATCATGGAATGGGTAACTAAAAATATCCAGGACTCATTTATTTTTGGGGCATATGACAGACTTAAAAAAGACATTTTCGAGTTAGTTGACATTCCGAATTTTTCGGACGGGGAATCATGGGGGAATACGATCAGCGGAGTATCAGCCGGTTTTAGGCTTTTAGGATTTATGTTTTTATGTAATCAGACATTTAGGATATGGCAAGAGGGCAAACGTCAAGAGATAGACTTAATCAATGCTTATGTTGAGATTCTTTCCGATAATGCCGAAGTTAAACGCAGCATGAACGAATTGAATATAACATCAAATAGAATACTTCCAAAAAATATACTGGAGAATGCTCAGATTGCCGGTATGCTTAAAGGGCTTATACCTAACGCTGATTTAATTAAAATGTTCCCTGAAATATGCCCTGATCCCGATGGAGCACTAAAAGAACTTGAAGAGCAGTTGACAAAAGAAAACGACAGGCTTATGGGCGGATTAAATGAATCCCCACAAATCACAGATGAATTATTGACCCCTCTTCCCGAAAACTCAACAGGTCAATCTTTTAACGGTGCACAGGTTCAGGCTATAAACGATATAGTTTCAAGTGTGGCAAGTGGCGACATCTCAAGAGATTCTGGAATAAACCAGTTAATAATACTTTTCGGAATTACGCCGGAACAGGCAGAAAGAATAATCGGAGAATCCGGAACTAAAACTGGAGCGTTGAAACAAGGCGCAGTTATTAAAGCGGTAGAAGGTAAGCCAACGGTTAAAACAAATGCTCCTATTTAAGCCTATATGCTGGATAACTGAATTATACTACTATATCCGTTATAACAGCTTAATATCCGGACATAGCTACATAGAGCAGAATGACAAAAGTTTAAAATGCGAAATATGCGGTAAAACAAGTAAATGAAATGGTCAGACTCCGAAACTGAGATATACAACAAAGCCTTGGCAAATGTCGAAGTTACAAATAAAGCACTCGCTCGGGTATATCTTAAAACTCAAAAGGAAATCGCCGATAAATTAAAACAGTTCTTTTTATCGGTTGATCCTTCATGGTCAAAACAGTATCAGGCTCAACGACTTTCAGACATCTTCAAAGAGATTAACACCCGATTAACCGTATTAACTAAAATAACCACTAAGCAAATGGAAGAGGCTTATTTAGGCACATATAAAGACGTTTTTAACTCTTACAGCTACAACCTCGGAGAATATGCAGGGATACTGCCTTTATCAATAGCCTCTGAAAAACTCATTCTGCAGGGGCTTGCCGAGCCGATAGGGAACTACAACTTCAAGCAATTCCAAGGATATGCCCGGGAAACATTGATTTCTGATTTAAAAGAACAGGTGGGGATATCACTTTTAAAAGGTGAGAATCCGGTCAAACTTGCTAAAAGGTTAGAGACAATATTCGGCGATAGCATAAAAAGAATAACTGCGACAAGTAGAACTGAGTTGCTCCGCGCTTATTCAGTCGCTCAAGATGAATCTATTACACAGGCTCTTGAAATGGGTATTAAATTTAAATATGTATGGAGAGCAAGACTTGACAGCAGGGTGAGAGATAGCCACAGGGCAGAAAACGGTAAAAAAGCAGATATAGATAAAAATGGCATGCCAGTATTTACAGTCGGTCAAAGTAAGGGAACGGGGCCGAGATTGCTATATGGGCCTGATCAAGCAAAACAGACAATTTCCTGCAGGTGCAGGCGTTTGAACGTACCTGTTACAAATTAAGTCAACAAAAAAAGTGCTTGACAAATTTAGTATTTAATGAAATTAGTATTTTAACTATAACTAAAGAGGTAAAACAATAATGGCAGAAAAAATAGAGGGGCTTGACACAGTTCAGGTAACTCCACCCGAAACACAGCCAACAATAGAAGAACAGATTGCAAAGGCAAAAGCCGACGCATACGCAGAAGCCGAGGGGAAATACAAGAATGAAATTTCAACTCGTGACACAAAATTAACACAATATCAAAAAGACTTAAAAGCCAAGATGACAGAGGAAGAGCGCATTAAATCAGAAGCCGATGCGGAACGTAAAGAATGGCTTTCCGATATCGCGCTTACAAAAGCACAGGCTTTAAATTTAGATGAGAAACACTCAGCACTTATAAAAGGAAGTTCAAAAGATGAAATCAATCAAAGTGCTGAATTAGTTAAGTCTCTACTTGATAAAGTTAATCAGGATAAAGACAAGACTATAAAGACACTTGAAGATAAGATAAAGATTCTTGAAGCAAATGGAACACCCCCGCCGGCAGGGAATGGAACGATAGCCGGTAAAGTTGAATTTACAAGAGAAGAATTAAAAGATCCCGCTAATCGTAAGTTGTATAACGAGACAAAGGGGGCTTATATTAAAAATGAATAGAGGTATTAAAGCATGAAACTTTTTAAACTTTTACTTTTTGCACTTTTCGCAATGATTCAAAGGTCATTTATTATGACCGTAACCAACGTAAATATGGATTATCTATATCCTGAATTCTGGGCTGCGGGCTTTGACGAGCTGGACATCGGAGAATATAATCTACAGAATTTTGTCAACAGAGACACGCAATCACTACTTGCATCTTTTGGAGACACCGTAAACGTTCCGATTACACCTGATTTCGGAGAGGCTGCGGATTGGGTACCGGGTGCTACAATCACGCCGAATAACACAACTCAAACAACTGCAATAGTAACTCTTAATAAGTCCAAACAGGAAGCAAGAGGATTTAACGATAAAGAACTTTCTCTATCAAAGTATGATCTGATTAAATCATATGCCGCTCCGATGGCAAAGTCAATTCTTACAGCGGTTAATAAATCTATTTATATTGAAATGATGAAAACTCAATACTGGATTGATGCAACAGGTGGCATATCTGAAGACCTCGTAAACGACGCAGGGACTAAACTTTCGGAGAATGAAGTCGGAATGGTCAATAGAAGGCTTGTGGCTTCTCCCGGTGTAATTGGAGCAATGCGTAAGATTGATGTTTTTAGAGATTATGACACTAACAACAGCACTTCAATAATAAAAGACGGTCTTATTGTTCGTCAGCTCGGTTTCGACATTTACAGCAATAACATTATAAGCAAGTATACTCCCGCCGATCTTACAGGGGCTGTAAATGTTGCCGCTAACCTTGCTCCCGGTATAACTTCAATGGTAGTTGATGCGTTTAACGATGACGCTAAACCCGTAAGAACTGGAGATTTATTCAAATTTACCGGACAGGCTTATGCCGGTTATTATTCAGTTGTTTCAACTCTTCAAACTGCAGGAGATACTACTACAATCGTGTTTACTCCTCCACTTGTAGATGCGACTCTTGACAATTGCGTTATAACAGTAACTCCTACTCAGTCAGCACTCGCTTTTGTTCCTTCTGCGCTTGCATTTGCAGCCAGGGCATATACTTCTACAGCTAAACCGGGAGTTAATTCAAGCATAGTTGATGTAAGAGGACTCCCTGTAAGGATCAGCACATGGACAGATTCGAGCACATTGAATCTTAATGTTGCTATGGATATTCTTTACGGTCAGACTATGGTCAACGAAAAAAGATGCGTAAGGATTATAGAAGACATTTAATGAGCAAGCCGGTTGAAATATACCGGCTTTATTTTAAGAGGTTAATATGATAATCAATAAGAAAATGAGGGACGGAAGTTTTATAGAAATGGAAGTTGACGAGAGCCAAGGTAAATTTCTATTAAAACATGATCCTAAAAAATATACCACTAATGAAATTTTAAGTGGTGATATTATCGTTGTTAATTTAGTCGATGATATTGAATCAAAAATTAAAGAAATTGTCGAAATGGGATATTCAAGAGAGCACGCAATAAAAGTTTTATCTGAATAATAATTGTTGAAGAACCATAACAGAGGAGTAGACAATGGGAAATAGAATACACGAATCACAGAGAGACCCACTCACGGGCTATCCGGTCTTTGTTTCATCAGATCATACTTACATACATCAGGGCAACGGTTTTTCGCTTATAGCTGTTACAACAGCACTTGCCGCAGCCGGGACATATAAAGTTGGTTTTACAACACCAAATATTGAACCGCAAAAATATATTCACTGGCGACCGGCTCAATTTTCATCTTCCGGAAATGCTGTACGACATAGACTTTACGAAGGATCAGTTTATTCGGCGGGTACTCCCGTACAGCCTATAAATAGAAACAGAAACCGCACAAGCCAAATTTCAAACATGGTATTTTATAGAGGGGCTACGGCTGCTTTGACTGGCAACTTGGCCATAACCACAAAAGCGGGAACAGCATTTGCAAATCAACCGGGTGGATCAAAAGTCACTGCCGTATCTGACAACGATGTTGAAGATAAACTTATATCTTTGACCGTTTACGGAACGAAGATCGGGGCGACTGCAACCGTTACAAGTGAAACTATTGCTTTAAATGGAACAACCGCTGTCGATACAGTTCTTGCAACATGGCAAAATATACTTGCTCTTGAATTATCGGCGGCAAGTATGGGGACTATAACAGTCAAAAATGGAGCGGCAGCGACTATAATAACAATCGCAGCCGGAACACTATCAAAAGGAATTGAAACGCCTACAATTACAAATGCAAGAGAACAGATTGTCACTATTGTTGCCGGTGGTGGGGCAACTACAATGCCAGTCGGTATAATCGGAACTGCTGCTGATGGATCGGTTTTAACCTCTGTAATCGCTCTTAATGGTGCAACAGTCGTTTCAATGAATAGTTCTATTTTTAACACTTTGACTAAAGTTTTAATTGGTGCGGTCGAAAGCACAAGAACGGTATCTGTAACAATACCCGAAAAAATTCTTTCAAGTTCAACAGTCGGAGCCGGTGGGACTTCGTCAAGATCGGGCGGTGTCGGAGGTGGTTCAGACTTAGAAATAATTCTGCAGCCAAATACTTCTTATGTTGCATATTTTGAAAACATTGGAGCGGCAACGGCAACAGATATTGATGCAGATTTTTTCTTTTATGAAGAAGATGGCTATTAAATGATAATTACGCTAGCACAGGTTAAATCACTTCTGAATATATCTGGTACTTCAAAAGATACTTTAATATCTGCCTTGATACCAGAAGTAGAAGCAAAATATCTGCAAATTAGGAACATACCTTTTTTGCAGATACAGGGCACTATTAAAAACGGTGATAAAACTGTAAGTAATATCAAGATATATCCGCAAGGTCAATTTTTAAGCATAATTGAAAGTTCACGAAGTACAGTAAATTATCTTAATAGAATGGAGTATCTTTTTGGATCAACAATTGATAATTATATTACTGATATAGACTCAAATAGCAACACCCTTGAAATTGACACAGCAAGCGCAACAACGGCAACAGATGTAATATTCACAGTTTATCCACAAGGCGCAAAAATGACAGCCGCAAAGATGATAAAATATTTAATGAACAGTAATTCAATGTCAGGTTTACAATCTGAAAGTGTCGGTTCTTACTCATGGAGCGCATCCGGAGAGGGTAATCCTTTCGGAGTGCCTAACGATATTTATAAATCTATTCAAAGGTTTATTGACGTATGATTCAAGACTATTTCAACACACTATTTTGTGTAAATAAATTCTCTGAAGGTTCAGCACCTGATTTTGAACCCTCCTATGCGCTTCAGGATGAACTGTACGGGCTTATAGATCGTAATTCAGAGAATCGCACATGGACAGATCACGGTTCTGTAATTAACATTGATTCAAAGTTATATTGTGATAGCGACGTTGCAATAACTGAAAAAGACAGAGTTAAAATAATTGAGGATCACATTATCGCAGTGGCAGATTTAACCGGATATCATAAAACTCTTGGCGGTGCATGGACTTTAACATCATCGGCGGCAATCGGAACAGCGGCGATATTTTATCAAGCGTCTACAAATACGGGAACAGGACGAAAAGCAGACGGGAAAGAATATTCTATTTACTCAAAGAAAAATCCGAACATGATGGATAGACATTTAGAATTGATGCTGGAAAAGGTGGGGGAATGACAGTTGAATTTAATCATGATGCTGTTATGAAATTATTCAGATCTAAACAAAAGAAGTTCCTGACAATGACAGGACATCAGGGTGCGAATTTAGCGGCTATAAATTCACGGGTTGACACCGGAACCAGCCAATTAGCAAAGACTTTTTCATTTACTGGACTTGAAACTATTATAATTGAAGCCCCTATGGAATATGATGTTTATCTTGAACGTAAATACGGGATTATGGCAAAAACTGAAGATCAGTTAATTCCATTTATGGCAAGATATGAGGAGGAAGTTTTCGGTGGCTAATATATCGCTTAAAGATAATATCTATGCTTATCTTAACGGGCAGGCATCATTGACAACTCTTCTTGATGCCGGTGGGATAGGTTGGGGTCAAATGCCAGATACTGCAACATCAAAAAAGATGATTGTTTATACTATGCTTAATGATAATCGTTTAGACGATAGTAGATTCAGAAATCAATTATGGCGATTCTGGATATGTTTCCCGAAAACAGGGACGGCAGCAAAGGCATCTTGTATGGCGGCATCTTTAAAATTGCTTGATTTACTGCATGAGGTACAAGGCTCATTCGGTGCTACAAATATAATGTTTAGCCACAACGTTTTAAACTCTGATCCGGTATATGATACGGCTTCAGGGTGTTACATAGCTATACAGGATTATAAATTTAAAATGAGAACATTGGAGTAAAATAACATGGCAAATCCACAAACCACAGAAACGACCAGTCAGGTATTATATGGTGCTGTAAAAGTTGAAGTAGCAAGTGCGGCAAATTTTGCGGGAGCCGTAGACATCGGTGCCGTAAATGGTGCGAAGTATACCGAGGAAATGAAAATCAGCACACTCGAAGCCGATAACGCCGTAGACCGTGACATCGTTACAGAGCAAAAAGGCATGATTGAGTTTGAACAGATTCAAATGTTGAACGAAGCAGCAAGAGCAATAATGAGGGGGACACTTGATACTATTACAACTACCCCAGCGGCAGCCGTAACCGATGCAACACAGGTAATTGCCCCTACATGGGTAGAAAACCAATTTTATCCATTTACGTATGAAAACGCATCAGGAGCAGTTCCAACTATTGATGCCGGTGGAGTTGTACAATCACCCGCTACAGCTCTTACAAAAGATACTGATTATTATATCACAAAAAATGATCATGGTAAATGGGGTATAATTTTGGTTAGTAACGGGACAACTGATCCTTCGCTATCAATCACAATAACAATGGATTATACCCCCGCCGCCTCAGTAACTTATGAAACAGGCGGAAAAACTATTCTGCCATATTTTTATGTTAGGCTTACAAATACTGATGAAAACGGGAAAATAGTAAAATGGGAATCTCTCGGCAAATGTAACCTCACAAAGGGCGACGAAATTGTATTTAAAAAGTATAATGCGGATGACACAAGAGTACCGATTCCAGTAGCGATACAGGTAAGGCAGGACATTACTCTGGCTGCCGGGAAACAACTTATGAAACGTACTGTAATAGGATAAAGGAGAAAAACATGGCTATTATTGACCTGAGAAACCTTGTTGAACCTGAATATGATACTATAAAGCTAATCGGAAGTATTGACAAAAAAGAATATGAATTGCCTGTAAAAAAAACAATGGGCATGTCGTTAATGATGAGCCAATATTTTTCTGATTATATGAAAACAAAACAACCTGACGAAATGGAGTATATTACTAATCTGGAATTGAATTATAGAATGGTTGCATCATGGATGCGGGGATTTTATTCGGAATTATCGATTGAATGGGTTAAAAATAATATATGTGACGAATTACTTTTACAACTTGTTAAAAAACTTGAACCATTATTTTTCCCAAAAGCAACGGAGACCGGGAAGCCGGAAAAGAAGAACCGGAAACAGCGCAGGTCTTAGGTCGATATATAGCTTTACTGAAAAGTGAACTCCACTTCAGTCTTAACGAAATTATGTCGATGGAGTGGAACACTTTTTATTACTGGCATAGACGGGCGATTGAACTTTTTAACGCTAAAGCACAGAGAGCAATTAAATATATTCCTGAAACTGAAACACTGGATAACGGGAAAGTAGACGATGAAACTTTTAAGCGACAACTCGAATATATGAACAAGAAAGAATCTGAGATTGAAAAATCAAAAGAAGGTATAATAAGTGGCTGAAAAGGTCGGTTCAGTATATATAGAAATTCAAGCCAAAATGGGCAGTCTCGAAAAAGATTTAAAATCGCTTGAAGATAAATTAAACGGCATAAATAAAAAGGGAAACGAAACCAGCTCTACATTCTCAAGTATGGGTAAACTTATAGGTAGTTCTTTAATTACCGGAGCTATTATAGGACTTGGCACTGCCGCATTAAAAGCGTCCGCGAATATGGAGCAACAGAAAGTTGCGTTTACAACTATGCTCGGGAGTGCTGATAAGGCAAACAAACTATTACAAGAAATGACAGCGTTTGCGGCTTCTACTCCTTTTCAGCTTAATGATATTGTAGCAGGTGGGAAATCTTTATTAGCGTTTGGATTCACGGCAGAAGAAATAATTCCCACAATGACAAAATTGGGAGATGTTTCCGCAGCTTTAAGTATTCCAATCGGAGAGCTTTCAGACATTTACGGAAAAATGAAAGTCCAGGGCGTTATTCAGGCTGAAGAACTTAATCAGCTTGCCGGGCGTGGTATCCCGGTTTTTACTGAACTTGCTAAAGTTATGGGAGTAAACTCTACTCAAGTTAAAAAACTTGGATCAGAAGGAAAAATCACATTTAAAGAACTTGAACAAGCATTTACAAATATGACAAAAGAGGGCTCGCAGTTC